ACATATAAACAAGTATTACCATAGCCTCTGCAATCAATTTTTCGATAACTGCCCCGCGTGAATTTTCCCAGCCTGGCAGCATTGAAATGGCTTCGCAAGTGAGCAAAGCGCGAATATCCTTGACCATAGCCTGCTCCCATGTCTCTGATCCGTCGCACAGGTCGAAAGGATTAACCGGATTATGGCCAAGCGATTCGATCCGCGTTGCCTCCTTTGTGAAGGTTTCGCGGTTTAGGTTTGGCATATTGCTTATGGGTCCTGAGATGTAGACTTTCACAGGTCAAACAGCGTTGGAGCGCCGACCTGTGTATCGATGTCTTTCATGTAGTAGCTACCATCATGATAATATTTCGGGTTTAGCTCGCATCCAAAACCCTTGCGCCCGAGCTTCAAAGCCATGTAAGGCACAGTCATAAGACCCCCGAATGGATCAGCTACAAGTTCTCCAGGGTTTGAATATCGCTCAATAATCCGCTCGACTATGTCAAACTGCAATGGGCAAACGTGGAACTCTAAATCTTTTCGAGCCTGTTCGCCGTTGAATGTTCGCATCCGGTTTACGTCGTCCCAAACATCTGGATGCCAGCTACCTACTCCGATTACCTGAAAACCGCTCGGTAATTTTCCGGCCTTGTCAAGTTCGGTAGCAAGTCTTGAATGGCAGGCGTAATTGTAAACCTCTGACCTGGTAAAATTTCTGAAAGTTTTCGCAAGTGAACCAACGTCCATGCCTTTTACCTCTTCCATGGTCAATTGCCTATCACCGCTTGACCGCCAAAAAGCATGGGCATCGACCTGCCATGTACCCCGGCTGTATTTATCTTTCGGGTGTGCCACTGGAACGTCCGCATAAGCCTTGCTTGTATCGCTTGGAAGCTTGCGGAATAGAAGAATGTATTCAGGACATCCGATCCCCATCTTGGTACCATCCTTGGAATTTTCGGTCCAGCCAAGGCGATAGGTTTGGGCGTTTTCCCTCACCACGTCCGTAACCACAGTAATTCTGCCCATGTACTGGAATCCGTGCTTGATATAGTGCATGACTGTAAAGTCACTGAAAGGATCAACTGTTGGCATACCTGTTCCGGTGGCATTACCGAAAAGTATGCGGTCTTTGACATGGATTGCAGCGACTCGACCAGGCTTTAATGTCCTTAAAAGCTGTGGCGTTAGGTAGTCCATCTGCTCAAAAAACCGTTCATTGTCGGTATTGTGGCCAAAATCATTATAACTTGCGCTGTATTCGTAATGATTTCCGAATGGGATCGATGTATGAATCAGGTCAATCGAATTTTCAGGTAAACTTCCAAATTCAAGGCATGAGTCATTATTGACAATGGTATAGTGTTTGCCTTTAATCTCGCTTCGATTTAATCCGAGCGTTCGCATCAGCTTTTCAGCTACATTTGTCGAGTTCAATCCGTTTTCCCTCATGATTGTTGTCATCTCCTTGGTTAGATGTTTGTGGTTTTCCCACTTGCCTAAAAGTGTATCCAGTATGGACTGTTCGCTCTCTGTGTAAATGATGTGAATCTTTACCGGGTGTGCTTGCATATACCGATAGATTCGGTGAATGGCTTGAATCAGGTCGTTGAATTTATAGCCGATCCCGACAAATATCGCTTGGTGGCAATGATATTGAAAATTACATCCTGACCCGCTAATCTCAGGCTTTGTAGCAAGGTATTTTATTTTACCTTCTGAAAAATCAAGCGCGTGTTTTGCTCTTATTTCAGGATCTTGACTGCCGT